GCCTGCGGAACGTAGGTCGCGTAGAAGGCCGTGTTGTTGACGTATTTCAGGGCGAGGAACTTCAGGTTGTCCGTGGCCCGAATAGACAGGTTGGCGTTGAGCTGGTCGACGAGGTGGGTGTCGATGGACTCCACGATGCCGTTGAAGATGGCATAGGTGTAGTTGTTATAGGTCGCCGTGAAAAAGATAGGCAGGCGGGGAACCACCGTCGAGCCGAGCGACGAGAACGCGCCGGTGCGGTTGTCGAGCGTGACTTCCAGCGTCGAGGACTCGATACGGTCGAGGTAGTGCTGACGGCCCGAGCGGATGCTGATGTCCTCAATCCAGTCAGAGAAGGGAGACCATGCTACCGACGTCGACTGCGGGCCCACGACGATGAACTCGTTGCCGGTCGTGACGTTCGCGGTAAGAGCCTTCGAGAGCGTGATGGTCGTGCCGGAGTAGCCCGAGACCACGGTGCCAGCCGCGATACCGGGGCCGACGATGACCGAGTTAGTCCATACCGTCAGGCCAGAAGCGACGGTCAGGCTCGTAGATCCGCTCGACGAGTTGCCGGTCAGCACGATAGGCGCGACCTGCGGAGGGGTCACCTGGTCGGGCGTGAACTGGATGTAGAAGTTGACGGCGGGAACGGAGGGGTTCATCGCGACTGGCTTCCACCGGCATACTTGCCGAAGATGTTGAGATAGGGGCGGGCGTTCTTGAGCAGCATGTTACGCACGAGGATGGCTAACTTGCGGACGAAAGCGTCGTTCGCGAGCAGTGCCGCGGCCAGCGCCTCAATGTCGATGTTGATCTCGAGCTCGTCGAGGCCTTCTACGCTGTCTCCCGGCATGGTTCCCCTTAGTGAGTGATACGGACGGTGTGCTTCGTGGTGGTCTTTGAGCCCGCTCGCCAGTCTGTCGGGTGCAACAAGTCGGCACGACCGCGACCATAGCCACCAATGGACGTTCCGGGCTGTGGCAGGTATTTGGGGGCAGTCTTTGGCCCCGAACTGGCGGCAAAGTAGAAGCCGAGTGCCGCTGCAGCGGGGAGGGCGGCGAAGCCCAGAGCGCTACTGGCGGTCACGCCACCCAACGCTTTACCGGCACGTCCAAGTCCACCGCTAACGGCCTCGCCACCGAGAGCGATGGTGTTGGCTTCGAGGGCTGCGGTGTTGGCTGCGGTAGCGTCGGTGTTGACGGTCAACGCGCTTCCCGTGAACAGGCTCTTGACCGCGTCAAACGCGCCCTTGATTTTGACGGCCAACGCAACTCCGGCGGCCAGTAACAGGCCACCACCCAGAACGTCGCGGAGGGTCTTGTTGTTGTTAATGGCGCTAGCGAACGATGCCACCCATCCAGCGACCTTCGCCACTCCCGGCAGGATGAGCTCACCGACGTTGAGCAGGGCGTTATTGAGGTTGGTTCCGGCCTTCTGAAGTTGCGGGCCAAGTTGCTTCATGGTCTCGTCGAACTGCGCCTGGAGCGTCGAGGGGTTAGATCCGGCGAGGGTCTTGTAGGCCGAGGACAAGTCCTTGATGTTGTTGATGAGGACAGTCGCTGTGCCCGCTCCACCCTTGCCGAAGATTTGCGCGGCGATTTCCCCGACAGGCTTGCCGGTTCGCTTGGCGGTGTCCGAGAGGGTCTGAAGCACTTGGATAAGGCCGTCAGGCTTGTGCATCTCGCGGGTAAGTCCAGCCGAGGACAGGCCGAGAGACTTGAGCGCCAAGTCCTGCGCCTTCGTCGGGTTTTCGAGCGAGCTCAGGCTGTTCGCGAGCGAGACCATCGAGCGCTGGTTCGTGATGCCCGCCTTAGACGCGATGCCAGCGACGGCTGCGGCCTCGTTCAGGTTGACGCCGTAGGTCGCCAGCGCGGCTCCCACCTTGCCCTGTAGGACGGTGGCGAGGCTGTCGAGCGAGCCGAGGTGCATCTTGTTGGCTTCGACCAGGGTGGCGGTGATTTGAGCCACCGACTCGCCCTTAGCGATCTGTAGCGTCTGCACCGCGATGATGGTCTTAGTGATGTCCGCGACTTGCCCGCCCGTGATGCGAGCGCCCATAGCGGCGTTGCTCAGCAGGTCGTAGGCCGCTTGGCCTCGGATGCCCGCCTTCTCGATTTGGAGCGCGGCACCAGACAGCGACTCAGCCGAGTAGCCGGTGGCGTTCGAGACGTCGATGATCTTCTTCTTGAGTTTGTCGACTTCTTCGATAGACGCGCCGGACTGGTTGATGATGGCGTCGAGTGACTCGTTGAACTTGTAGGCCTCTTCGGTTCCGTAGGCCAGAGCACCGCCCACGCCCATGAGGATGCCGGTCGACATCTTCGAGCCGAGCGACTTCCACTTCCCGCCCATCGTGTCGGCTTCCTTGCCGAACTCCTTGACGGTGTGACCAGCCTCGCCAATCTTGGCGTTGAACTCGCGCATGTCCGCGACGAGCTTCACGATGACTTCGTTGATACCGGCCATGATTATCCCTTGATGGCTTTCGCCCACTCGACGTCGTAGATCTGTTTGATTTCGGGCATGGACTTACGCAGTCCGGTGCTCATGTAGAGGTAGCCCAGAGCCTCGACGCGGGCGCCGTAGAAGTAGCCCTTCTCGCTCTTATTCGTGGGGCCGGTCTCGGACTCCCACCTGCCGGGGCCTCTCCGGGTGGACGAGATGCGCTTGATACCGTCGCGCAGTTCGCCGGTTCGGTTGGTCGGCTGGGGCAGTCGGGGCTGATACGGAGGCTTGGTGTCGTAGTAGACCTTGCCCGTCTTAGAACGGCGCTGAGAGCCCAATGGGCGGGCTCTGAACTCACGCTTGGCGTTAGACGCGACAGTGACCGAGCCCTTCTCAACGATGCGCTGGGCGGCCTTGTCGGCGCGTGCCACGATGGACTCGAAGTTCTTGATGACCTCGTCGATGCCTTCGACGTGCGCCTCGATGCCCATTAGAGCTCTTTCACTAGTCGGTCAATCTGGGTGAGCCACTCAATAACGCCAACCGGCTCGTCGAGGTATTCCTCGTGGGTGAGGCCGAAGGTTGTCCTGAACTGATACTCCCGGAACATCAGAGTCAGTTCGGGGTCGACGTCGGTCTCGTCACCCTTGAGCGCAGCTCGAAGCCTCGCTAGTCGGCGGTAGGCGCTTTTGGGTCGGTGGCTCCATCGGGGCCGAACTCCTCCACACGGTTGAACTCTTCCGAGCAGGCGTTGACCAGCGCATCGAAGGTGGCCTTCGGTAGATCTAGAACGCTGTCGAGAGTCGGCAGTTCACCGAGCGTCCACGAGCGCACCATGTTCACCACGAGGGCGGCCTGATAGCCGTCGAGGGCGTTCTGGTCTTGCTCTGAGATGTCGGCAAAGACGCCCCAGGTGGTTGAGTCGGTGTCGTCGAATCCGGCACTCGATAACCGCGAAGCCGCGCCAGCCGCCGCCATGAAGGCGCGGGTGATGTTCCGCGATGCTCGCTCGGAGATGTCCTCTTTGCGGGCGATGACGGCGGACTGGCTGTTCGGCAGTTCGATGGTTGGCATGATTTCCCCTTAGGTGGTGTTTAGTAGGCGCTCTGGTAAGCGGTGGACTGTCCGTTGGTGGTGATGGTGCGGATGGGGCTGTAGACGCTGTCGTGCGTCGTCGAGCTGCCCGCGATGTCGTTGGCGTTGGCCGTGGCGGTGAAGTTCACTTCGACCTCCGTGTAGGCCTTGCCGCGCTGACGCTTCACGTCCTGGAACTGCGCCTTGCTCATCTGGAACGAGACGGAGTGGCTGGCGTCGTTGGGGTCGGTCAGCACGATGACGAGGGGCTGGGGCTGGTAGCCGAGGCCGTAGGCGTTCGAGCCGGTCGAGAACAGATCGCTGGTCGAGTCCACCACCATCAGCAGGCGGCCAGTCACGTCAATCGGGCCCGCGAAGTTCTGGCGGGGGCCGTTGGTGCTGTTCACCGTGAAGATGGGAGCGGTCTTGCGGTCAATCTTGATTTCGCCCTCTTGGACGTAGTTAATCAGCGTGCCACCCGTGACAGTCTGGCCGGAGGCCGTTCCGCCGATGGTCACCGAGACGTCCCAGCCCGGCACCATGTGCTCAGCCGAGTAGGAGGGGCTGAAGCCGGAGGGTGCGGAGGTGGCTGAGGTGTAGGGGTTCGCGATGAACTTGATAGCGGCGTCCGCGGCCTTCTCTGCTCCGAACGTGATGGTCGCGTCAGAGGCCTGAGCGCCGGTCATCGTGAAGTAGTTGGCACCGTCGAAGTCGACAATCGTGTAGCTCTTGGGCTGTGAGCCGTTCGCTGCGTTCGAGTAGGCCGAGATGGCGTGGGTGTAGGGGCCGGTTCCCGCGAGCAGGTCATTACCACCCAAGATGGAGGTGATGATGTTCGGGAAGGTGTCGGCGTAGATGTACGTCTTGAAATCGTATTCATCGCTACGTACCCCGGGAATCTGATCATAGACAGCCACGGGCGAGCCACGCAGGGCCTCGTCGCGCAGGAAGCGCTGGTTGGGCGTGACCTGAGGCGTGTCTACCGGGATGTAGACGAAGCCGGTGGTCGGCGCGGTGCCTCGGGTCGCTTCGGGAGCGAGGCCGAGATAACTATTGCTGGAGAGGAACGTTGCCACGTTATTTCCTTACTTGCTAGGGGTTTGGTCGGGAGCGGGTTCTGCGGGCGTCTCAGGGGCTTCTGGGGTGCTCTGGGGCGCTTCTGGTGCTACGTCGCCAGCCACCCAGCGACCGTCGGCGGGGTCTTCCGCGAGGTCGTAGGACTTGCCGGGCTCGGCGTAGAGGGCGGCGCCGGTGGTCAGGTCGAGGATGTCGACGTAGACGCGGGCCACTGTGTCGGTGTAGGTGAACATTTATGCTCCAATCAGTTCTTCGGTAACGATGAGTCGCACCGAGCTGTAGATCTGCGTGACTGAGCCGGTTCCGGTCAACAGTCGAGGGTAATACGAGGTGACCTCGATGTCCATGCCACCACTGCGCCCGCCTTCACCCCACTGGAAGATGACTCCCGGGGCTCCGGCCTGACGGTCTGCGCGGATAGCGGCCACGAGGCTGTCGAGGAAGGCTTCGTTGTCCGAGCCCGCGTCCTCGCTCTTCTTGTGCGTCGAGCGTAAGAAGCAGTCGAGCACGACCTCATACTCCACCCACTTGCGCCCGTTGTGAAGGCCTGCCAGGGCGATGCGCTCTTCACGCTGTCCGGCGAAATAGATGTAGCAGATGACGCCTGAGCTGTGGCCCGGGTCTTCGCCCGCGAAGAACTCCATCTCGGGAGTGAACTTGGCGGGGAAGGGCTTGACCGTGGACAGGTTCGTGATGCTCGCACCGTTCAGGTAGTTGACGATGGCGGAGCGAACCGTGGCGCGTGACATTACGAGCGACCCCAAACGACCTTGAAGTCATCGAGCAGGTCGTAGCCCATCATCATGTCGGACTCGAAGCTCTTGGTGGCCTGACCCGCGTAGGTGGGTTCGCCGATTTCGTTGAGCACGAAGCCACCCTGACCGCGCTGCTTGACGAGGCCGACGGTGAGGTGGATCACTGCCTGCTTGACCGAGGCCGGAAGGGCGGAGAGGTTGCAACCGGTGCCGTGGTTGTGGGCGAGGCCAGCCGTGATGGTGATTGACGTCGAGCCCACCGAAGCGATGGTGACGTTCTCGTTGTTCATGCCATCCCAGAGGGTGACGGTCTGACCGGCGTAGAAGCCCAGAACGGACTGCACCGGGAGCGAGGTCGCGCCGATGGAGACGTTCGAGCTCAGGAAGGTGTTGCCGAAGCCGTTGACGTAAGTCCACTGGCAGAACTGCTGGATGTCGATGCCCTGGTTGTAGCCCACGATGCCGAGCGAGCCGTAGGTGGTGGTCACGTTCGACAGGCCAGCGGTGGCGGTGATGATGAACTGATCGCGCTCGATGCTGACGTTGGAGCTCGAGATGGAGTAGGTGTTCTGATTGTTCGGATACATGCCCGCGCTAAATGAGCGCAGTTCCAAGATGGGCCAGAACGAGGGGTGGATGACGAACTGCCCGTAGCGGTTCTGACGGTAGCGCCCGTTCTCCGTGTTGAGCGTGGCTGAGAGGGTTCCCAGCGCTCCGTAGACGTGGCGGTCTGCCATGTCGGAGGCTCGCACGATGAGGTCGTGCAGGGCGCGGTCTTGGACAGCCTGAGACGCGCCTTCGATGAGGTTGGAGAAGTCCAGTGAGGAAGCGGTGGGGCTGAACTTGACTTCATCGAGGGTGACGTAGGGCGTGCCTGCGCCTTCTGAGAGCACGAAGGGGGCTACAACGGTCATGTGCTACTCCTGAATAGTGTTAGTAGATCCGCACCGGCACTTGCTAAACAGCGCGAGGAACCCGCAGTCTTGGCAGCGATAGCCCTTGCAGTTCCTGAAGGTGGTTCCGGCCTGAGCGAAGTCGCCCGACTTGACCAGCGCCTGCCCGACCGCTTCGGGAACGTGGAAGGTGCCGTCTTTGTGGCGCGGGACTGGTGCGCTGTCGTTGACCGTGACCTCGGTGAGGTTTGGATTAGATCCGACAAGTCTCATAGTTATCTCTCCCCAGAGAAGGAGGGAGCCGGTGGGGCGAGGGGAGAACACCCCACCGGCTCGACCTCAACTCCTGCTATTGCAGGATTGGCACCAACGACTAGGCGTTGATGTTGGTGATGACACCCGACCAGGCCGGAGCGCGACCCGCGAGGGTGCTCTGGCTGTAGGTGGAGGCGTCGTAGCTCATGCCGATTTGCGGCCAGTCAATGACCATCGTGTCGACAACGTTGTGCATTTCCCAGCAGTTGCTGACGCCCGAGTCCGGGAACGGCAGCTGGTTCTGCAGGATGACGGCCACACCAGCAGGCATGAAGCGGTGCGTGATGAGGTCGACCATGCGGCCAGTGGCTTCGTTCTGGATTGCACCGACGAGCGAGCCGACAGCGATGCCGTCCTGGCCGAGCTCGTAGTTCAAGCGGTAGGACGAAGCGCTCGACTGCGAGCTCAACTGCTTCGCCAGAGCGCGACGGATCGAAGCGGTCGTAACGACAGCCTCGGGGTCACCCATGACGGAGTTGAACAGGCTCACGAACGCGTCCTGGAAGTCACCAGTCACTTCGGTGGTCGACAGGGCGCCGTTGAGGGCCTTGACGTAACCGCCGTTGGTGATGATGTTGTTGATGAAGCCGTCGTAGCCCAGCGCGTTGCCCGAACCGTCCGAAGCCCACGAGTAGTCGTTGGTCGGAGCGGCGCTCGAGGCGGCGAAGGTCAGACCGAGCTGGCCCGAGGTGGTGAGCTGCGTGGTCGCCTTGAAGTTCGCCGACGCGGAGTCAACGATGTAGACGTTCAGCGCAACGGTGCCCGCGGGGATGGTGCCGGTGTAGGTCACCGACGCGCCCTTGCCAGCGGACAGGGTCACGGTGCCAGCCGACAAAGCAGCGGTCTCACCGAGGGTCGAGGACAACGTCACCTTGATGGTGGCGGTGCCAGCGGCGGCTCCGACAGCGACAGCGGTCGAGTCAGCGGAAGCCGTGAAGGACAGACCGGAGGTCGACAGCGCAGCAGCGCGGCCCTTCAGCATGGCCTTCTCTTCACCGAGCATGTGCGCCCAGATGAGGGCGGTGTGGCTCAACTGACGAAGGTCGGTGTAGCCCATGCCCGCGAACTCAGCCTGGAGGCTGACGGAGTCGGAGTAACCGAACTCGCGGAAGGGGAGCACGATCTTGTCAGCGGCGTAAGCAATCTTGCCCGGACGGTTCAGCGACACACCACCGAAGGAGGTAGCCGAGGAAGCCGAGGAGAAGAAGCCCGCGCCGTTGGGGCTGAAAGCGCCGCCAATCTGGTCAGCGACACCACCGACACCGGCGTTGGTCACGCCAGTGATGCGACGGAACTCAAGCGCCTGACCAATCGCCTTGATGCGAGCGGTCTTGTTGCGGAAGTAGAGTTCCTTCGGCACCAGGAGCGAGAGCACCGGGTCGAGGTTGTAGGGAACAAGACCAGTGATGCCCGACGTCGAGTTGTTCAACGGCGAGGTAAGGGTCAAGTCCTTTTCGATGTTCGCGAGAGCGCCTTCGACAGCGGCCAGCTGGTCGCCTGAGACAGCCTTGCTGATTTCGCTACGGAGCGACGCGATGGAAGCGTTGTCTTCGCGGATGGTGACGGTCTTACCGTCGAAGCCCAAGCGACCGGCAGAGTGCGCGGCGAGGGTCTTTGAGTGAACGGCGCTCAGAGCGGACTTGTAAGCCTCGAAACGAGCAACGCGCTCGCCTTCCGGCAGTCCACCGAAGAGTTGATCCACTGTAGGGGCGGCGTAAGCCATTGTGGTTCTCCTGTGTTAGGGGTTTAGAGCGAAGCAGCTTCGGCGTCGAGCTTGTTAGCCTCAGCCAAATACTGGTTCCGCAGGGATTGGTCAATCAGTGATGCAGCCGTCATGCGCAGGCTTTCGGCCTGAACATTGAGGGCAGTGACGCGGGCAGACTTGTTGGACTGCACTTGCGTCTGGCGAAGGACTGGGCCTCCAGGTGCCGCCATCTCACGGATCTCATCCAAAGCCGCCTTTAGCGTTAGAACGCTCTCATGGGCTTCGGCGAGTGCCGCCTTTGTGGTTGCCATTTCCTCATCCATGCCGAGCGCCTTGCGGAGCTCTTCGCGGAGTTCGGTCTTTTCGTCAGCGGCGATTTCCGCCACTACGGTCTTGACGATGTCGGCAGTAGCGCCGAGTCCGACGAAGGCCGGAGCCTTGTCGTCGTCATCCCAGCCGGTGAAGGGGGCTTCGGTCTCATTTTCTGAGGCCTCGCCAGTCCACCAGTCGAGGAACATCGAGAGGGTCACGACCAACTGACTCACGTCAGCGATCTCGTTTTCGGTACCCGCGAGCATCTCGTCGAGCTCGGCCTTGATGAGGGCGATGAGTCCGGCACGAACGGCAGACAGTTCCGCCGGGTCGTGAATCTTGTCATCGGCCTTCGTGATGTCGGTCACCTTCGAGGAGCCAGCCTCGATAGCAGAGCGCAGTTCGCCCACGGTGGGGGCAGACTTCACGGTCAGCGACTTCATGGCCTCAGCGACAGCCTCAGCCACCGCAGACTTGATTTCGTGGTTGATGTCGTCGGCCAGCGAGGGGTTGCTCGGGCTGTCCTGCTGGATTTGCTCGTGCTCGCCGATGGGCTCTTCGCCCGAACCGCCACAGCGCTCACAACGGATTTCCGTCAGGGCGTTGGCGTCGACGTTGGACTTGTGTCCCGAGCCACCACAGACTGAGCAGGGCTGGAACGAGGCTGAGCGCGGCTCCAGGGGAGCGTTCTCGCCAGTGACCGGCACTTCGCTGGTCACGATTTCGGTGTTGATGTCGGTGCCTGATGCGAACTTCTCGTCCACGGCCACTCCCTTCACTAGTTCGCCGTCGACTGACTTAGCGATCTCAATAACGCACGACGGGTTTGCCGGGCGGTCTAC